GCTATAAGAATGGGTCTTACCCTTCTTACTGGTGCGTATGTGCTGGTTTATTCTAAATTCAGTTCCAATATACATAACTGTATTTACATTAAGGTTATAAAATCCTTTGATAAATATCATATCGAGGACTATTATGATCACCATTTCTGAATCAGCAAAGACAAAAATCAAGGATTTACTTCTTGAAGAAAACAACCCAAAACTAGCATTACGTACATTTGTGCAAGGCGGCGGCTGTAGCGGCATGAGTTATGGATTTACGTTTGATGAGGAAATGAACGAAGACGATTTCGAAGTTCCCTTAGACCAATTTCGAGTACTTGTAGATAGTATGAGTATGCAGTATTTGACTGGCGCAGAGATAGATTATAAAGAAGATTTACAGGGTAGTTCATTCAGCATAAAAAACCCCAACGCACAGACTACTTGCGGATGCGGTTCAAGTTTTGGAGTTTAAACACAAATGACACAACAACTAATTGATATTGGCGTACAAGGTAATGACGGCACTGGCGATAGTATTCGCGAATCGTTCCGTAAAGTAAACGAAAACTTTAACGAGATCTACTCTGTCTTTGGACTAGGCGGAACTATTAGATTTACCGACCTAGGTGATACTCCTAATAGTTACACTGCTAATCAAGTTATCATGAGTGACACCACCGGAACAAGCCTAACTGCTAGAGATTTAATTGCAGGTGCTGGTATTGCAATTAATAAGACTAGTAACACCAGCGTAACTATTACATCAACCACTACTGGACTAATTGGTGATTCAGCGCCTAGTTTAGGGCTAAATTTAAATGCAAATAATTTTACCATTGCTCGTTTGGCAAATCCTAGCCAAGCATTAGTTGATGCATTTAATGCATCGTATGCCACTTTAGGTGTATCAACCACACTTGCACAACTGGCTATTAACAAAGGATATGCAGACAGCAATTACGTTGCTGTTTCAAATGGGTATATTACTAATGCATTAAGATCAAGAAGTGAGCCAGCAACTCCTCAAATTAATGATCCAGATTATGATAAAACACTGACAAGTAATTATCTTTCTACTGAAGTTATGCAACGTAAAGATGTAGTTTATCGTGGTGGAGATACTATGACCGGTGCGCTGACATTGAATGATCATCCAGCGCCTTTAACAGGATTTGGTACTCCAAACGGTGCCAACGATTTGCAAGCCGCTACCAAATATTATGTTGATAACAACAGTTTTTCTAGCAATGTCAACTTGTATGTGTCAACTGCCAGCGGCGATGACCAACAGACCAAAAGCCCTGCGGGAAAAGAAGGTAGATTTTGGCAGTACGCTTATAAGACTGTGGGGCAAGCGGCCTTGGCAGCTGAAAACTTAATTAACCTGGCAAGTATTGAACCAGGCCCTTACAAACAAAAAATTTCCTACACGGTAGGCGTAAATCAAACATTCAGTACTATTCAAAGTGTGACATTGAGTGGCGGCAATGCCGGAGTTAGCGGGTATGAACACGCAAGTGAATTGTTGAGACTTAACAAAGGATTCATACTCAGCGAAACCATTGCATACCTTAACAAAAAATATGTAAACTACATTCCAATTGACTCGGGCCGTTACACCGCAATCATAAACAACATTGTTGATGGCATCAGTTACGATTTGGTGTTGAACACAAATTACAACACGGTAACACAAGCTTCTAAATTATTTAATCCGTTGAATATAGATTTAGTCACCGAACAATTAACACAACTGTTAGACGGTATTGAATATGCCAAAAACATAATTTTAGCTTATAGTTATAGTACAGTCAACGCACAAAATTACATTGGAGCAGTTATAGATGCCATATGCTATGACCTAGTATTTCAAGGTTCATTCCAAAGTATTCAAGTAGCATTGGCATTTGATCAATATAATACTGGCCTAGATTTGAATGAAATCAAAGCCACTTTGTTAAATTTAAAAACCAGTTTAACGGCCATAGCGTCAGTTGCGCTATCCCCAAATGCTGTGGCATCTATCAACAATAATATTACCGTCATTGACAATTTATTAACAACTGATGTTATTCCAACTGTGTCATTCCCTGCAATTCAAACCACTGCGGCTGGCCAAGTCAGCGCAAGAGAATTGTTGTTGAATAACATTCCGTTTATACAAGCTGAAATCACTGCGTACTTGAAAGCGAACTTTCCAACAGTGGTATACAGTTCGACAAAAAGCCAACGTGATGTAAAATACATAGTATGGAGCATAACATATGATTTAATGTATGGTGGCAATCAACAAAGCGTGTATGCTGGATTACAATATTGGCAAAGCGGCGTTTATCAACTGCTAGCTTCTGAGAAAGAAGCCTGCGTTTCGGCCATTGGATATATTAATACATTGGCACAAGCTATTATTCTCAATGCCGCGCCAGCAATTGTTTATCAAACTAGCTTTAGACAATACACAAATGAAACCATTACTGGTGGTGGGGCCGCGGCAACTAGCATTTCAACAAACATAGCCTCCATAGTGAGTATTGTTAATGCTATTAGTTTGCCCGCTCCTACTGTGGTGTATCCAACAATCAGTTCAGTATCTTCTGTGTTGTTAACAGCAAGGACTGACATTTTAGCTCAAAAGTCCGCATTAAAAACGGCGGCAACTACTTACATTAATTCCAACACAAGTTTTTCTGTTATCAACAACGATGTTATTAATGGTATTATTACCACTAATTTTGCCACTATAACAAACATATTAACTGTAGGTATTGGTTCAAGATCCGTGCCTACCTATACTAGCCCAACTGGATTAAGTTCAGGGTTCACCTATGCCAGACAGGCATTGTTGGCCAATATCAATTTCTTAGTAGAAGAAACATATGCTTGGCAACTGGCGCAAACACCTACATTTGTTCCTGCAGAAGGTGTTGTTTCATTCAAACGTAGACTGGGTTATTTTTTAGAAGCAGTTGCATATGACATAACCTACGGTGGAAATTCAGGTAGTTTACCAAACGGTTATGAATACTGGGTTAACGGAGTGTCAACGTTGTCCAGCGGTGAACGTGCCATTTATGCACAATCAATTGGACGGTTACAAAATATAGCGGCATTATCAGTTGGTAATAATACCGTGACTCCAACATTTCAAAGTGGTGTTACCCAAACATTTAATATTGTATGGGCGGGCGGGGCCGTAGCCAACCCGTTAGTAAGTGAAAAACTTGGAAATATTTCAACTATTATTGCAAATAATACAACATTGGTGTATGTGTATCCAGATTTGGCAGTGTACGACAGTGTGTACAAAGCCGCAAGAACCACTATTATTGGTACCAGAGCAGCCATATCAACCAGTGTTGTCAACTATCTAACTATCAAATACATAGGTGGATTCAACTACAACGAATTTACTTGTTACAGAGACCTTGGCTATATCATTGAAGGTATGCGTATTGATTTGTTGACTGGTGGCAATTATCAAACAGTCACTGCTGGTAAGAGTTATTACAAAAGTGCCAGTGCTAGACTAGCTATCACAACTCAGTTGACAGAAACTGTTGACGGCATCACGTTTGCTAAGAACTTGGCATTGCAAGTATTGAATCAAACTTCAGCTACTCGCTTTCAAACACTAATTGCTCAAGCGTTCAACGGATCACTGACTGCGTCAACTGCCGCAAAGACCACACTTGCCAACAATATGAACACTATCCTTAGCATTATTGCTAACGGGTATGGATCAGCCCCTGCGGCCAGCTTTGGTACTGGAATATACACTGTGGTTTTTAGTAACGGTGGAAACGGTTATGTTGACCAAGGGTCTCCAGGCAGTGTTCACATTATTCCTGCTAAAATATTATTAGGCAGCACATCTGGAGCAGGCGGATCCATTGTAAAGTATCTTCCAGGCAGTGGCGCCAGCGCAGATTCCATTTGGGTTAGATTAACTAGACCAAGTTTCTTCCAGGAGGGAGAACAGATGGAGTTTGGAGAAACTGTTAAAGATCTCAACATCACTATTTTTGTGGAAAGTGGCATTTATCAAGAAGACTATCCAATACGACTGCCTGCCAACTGTAGTATCAAAGGTGACGAATTCCGTAGAACAATTATTCGACCATTGGATAGAGTTTCGCAATCACCGTGGAGGAAAATATTCTTCTACAGAGATGCAGTTGTTGACGGCTTGCAGATTGGATTAACAAATACATCTGTAGATTATGCAACTGCTTCGAGTATCACATTAGGCGGAACTAGTGGAAAAATTGTTATTACACTAGGATCAGGACAAGCTCAGGCTAGTTGGATTGGAAAAATTATTCAAGACAATAATGTTCCGGCTGGAAAAGCTGTGGTTGAAACTGTGGCAGGCAACACTATGAACTGTGGAGTTATCTATCCATTTGCCACAAAGACCACATATGCATCGGGCAACTGGCACATTTACGGAACATATAATTACGGACGTCATTACTTGGTTAATCCGTTGGACATAACAAGTACTGCTAAAAATAACCGAGACATTGACGTGGTACTGTGCGGCGATGCTACTAGGATCAGTAATATCACGTTCCAAGGACACGGCGGCTTTGCCATGGTGCTAGATCCGGAAGGACAAATTAAAACCAAGTCGCCATACGGTCAAGTATGTACAAGTTTTAGTCAGTCTGTAAATAAACAAGCGTTCCGAGGTGGCCAGTTTGTTGACGGATTTGCTGGTAGACTATTTGGTAACATTACCAATGTGGCTGATTCTGGTATCACTGTTACTGTTACTGGTGGCGTTAACAGTGGATTAGATATTCGTCCGCCGCAAGTTCCATGTGTATTTTATGTACAAGGAAATCGTTTCCAAGTTAATGATATTGTCAGCTATGATCCTGCCACATACACTGTGACTATGACATTGGATGTATCAACTCCATTTAACACCGTTAACATTTATAACACTGCTAATTTCTCATCTGAAGTAGGCTTGCTCATTGACAATCTGACCAATGATTTAGTATTAGGATCAAACTTTCAAAGTATCAAATCAGGGTTATACTATCTACAAAATGCAAATGTTGTGGTTGGTATAAAACAAATATTTCGTTTAGCTGGATTGAACAAAGCTCGAAACTTGATGAATGCGGCTATTTCTAATGGCACTTCTACAAACATCATAACAAGTCAGATGACCACTATCACTGACATGATAACTAATGGGTTTGCGGCAATGCCCACTGCAACGTTTCCAGAACCTATCGGAGCAACTGCCAATGTTATAAAAGCTAAAAATATATTAATTGCCAATAAACAATTTGTTCAAAATGAACTAGTTGCGTGGGTCGCACAGAATTTTGCAACTAGAGGATACCCTGGATATAATGCGTTTGTGTTAAGTCAGCGCATGGGATATCTAGTTGATGCAATGACTTACGATTTGTTGTACGGCGGTAACAGTGCAACTAGAGACATTGCACAACTTTATTACAGCAATGGTATCAGTCAGATTACAGGTTTAGAATATTTGTATTCAAGCGCAATTTCTAAACTGGTGTCTTTGGTAAAATCTATAGTAGAAAATACCACTATAACACCAACTGTAGGAAACATATCTACACAAGTTACTAATTTGCCTGTGGCTACTTCAGCACAAGGAATAATACTAGCTAACTTGGCCAGTTTGGCAATTGACTATATTATAGAAGGTAACTATAACAATTCAATTATTGGTACTATCACTAGTGGAAGTTCCAACATAACCAACGTGTCATACAATCCTGCATTGATAAATGGAGCAACTATTGCCAGTGCAGTTAATGCCGGCGTGCCTGTATCAACAACTATTGTATCTTATAATGCAACAACTAATGTTATTGTAATGAGTGCGGCAGCAACTCTTAATAGTACTAATTTAAAACTAACAGTGGGAGGAGCCGTACCTAGTAGAACAGCTCCTACTATAACTGGACAAAATAGCCAACGTATGAATGATGCTGGCACTGTTGTTTCTGCAAAAACTTCTATACAAAACGGTGTTACCAGTTATCTAGACGCAGGTGCTGGCACAGCTATCAACATTGAAATGGGCGGCAACCGTAGTATGTTGGCCAATGACTTTGCCATGATTAACGACCTGGGCTATGCTATTGTGGCAACCAACGGTGGCGTGACAGAACAAGTGTCGACATTTACATACTATTGTCATACTCACTACTGGGCAAACAATGGCGGGCAAATTCGATCAGTGGCTGGCTCAAATGCACACGGTAATTTTGGTTTAAGATCCAGCGGATACGATGTGACTGAATTGCCAGATGCTGTGAAATTATCCAATGACATGGTACAGACCGCACGGGTATACAAACAAGGCCTAGTTGCTGGTCAGATGGTTCCAACTATTTCTGCTCAAGCATTGGGAATTTGGATTGTTGGTTACACATATAACCCGCCAAATAATGCAGAGATTGAAATTGACCACTCTGCACAGGGCGGTGCCATTTATCGTTATCTCATCAGTACTGTTGAGCACACTACCATCACAGTTGATGGACAAAATGTACTTAAATTAAATTTAAGCACTGCTGGTACCAACAGTACTATCACCACAGGGTTGCAGTATGCGTTATACGATGGGCAAATGTTGACCATTCGTGTTAATCAAAATATCAAATTTAACGATATCGATAATGTCAAGCCAACAAGGCCAAGTACTGCTGTGCAATACAGTGAGAATCTAGGTGACATTTATAGAATTATTGCTTACAACTTGACAGAATCAACAGGCGAACTGTTGCCAGCCAACGTTGCTGTTTTACAAAGCGATGCTTCGTTCAACTATTATAAATTTGTAACAGATGGTACCAATCTTACTCAGCTAGATCCCGGTAATGCCGCTAAGACACAGGGTAGTAAAGTTGGTGATAATAAAATAGCAGTATTACAAATCAGTCAACAAAGCCAAATTGACCAGTTGAACAAAGGAATTTTCCTAACTGGTTGGAATGGCCGAGTTCATCGTATTACTGGATACACTCCGCCGTTGTTTATTGCAACTGGTGCGTTCAACAGCTACAACGCCGGAACTTTCACGTTAGTTGTAACCAACGTGGCTGGAAGTATTGACATTGGTGATGTGATAACTGGTACAGGATTTGTCAGTGGGCAAACTGTTTCAAATGTTGTGTTGAGCGGAATTGGAACTATAACTGCAACAGTTACGCTGAGTGCTGTGGCGGATACTACGCCAGCAGGTACTATTACATTTGGTGTTAATAAGAACGGATATTTAAGTATAGATCCTAATTCTGTTCTTAACAACTCAGCTGATGGTACTGGCATTGCTTCAATGAATTATTTCTCAAGTGCTGTTGGTCCCACTGGTACCACATATACGCAAGTAAATTTTGATGTACCATTCACTA